CGTTTCAGGAGCCCAGGCTTTCATTCCGATGTGACAATCCGTCAGGGTGTACAGGTTGCACAGGTTCTCGGTAGTATGCGTAGGGGGCGCTGCAGGTGTAGCTTTTGGGATACTCTCGGCCAAGGCCTCAACCGCCGCTCGCATCGCTGCTTCCGCCTGGAGATCATCTAGCTTTGTTTTCACCCACTGTAGCTGTACCTCGCCGCCCTTGTTATACAGAGTGGACGTACCGCGCAAGACCAGTGGAGAAGGTACTACGTGGTTCAGATCATGTTTCGGGTTAAATCCGTGTAACGTCTCTAGCGTTTCGTTGGTTGACGAGATCCCTTGGCGGGCTGCAAGCCTGAGCCGGTGCCTGAACGTGCTACGAGGGATTCCGAGTGCTTCTGCCGCGGCGCGTTTACTGCCAAGGCGCTCGAAGGCTTCTACCGCCTCCCGTAAGAGGTGCTCTGCTGCGGGTTGTGTCGCCATTATGCGTGCATCCTGGGTTGGAAGTCTTTGCAGACGGGATCTTGCGGGAATACTTCGACGCCGCGGTGGGCAGAGATAACGCCATTCTCGTCGGGGATCAGTACTGGGGCTGCCGCATAACAGACCAGATCACCCTGCTCATTTCGAGAAAAGCGACAGACGCCGCAGCATTCGGCCGGTGTGTCAGGAACTACCTGCTTCTTCGCCATATAACCTCCGCGGGAACGGGCGGACATTAGCATGAAACATACGTCAACGTCCACCCCTCTTCTACCCTAGTGCCGTTGAGCACCTCATATACCTTCTTACGCGACCTGCCGGACGCCCGGATATACGCTGCTACGCTTGGGTATACTACGTTCTCAGGCATCGCGCAGACCGCTTTAACTTGCGATGCGTTCGCTTGCCCTGCGGGGCGTCCCGTCTTCTTGGGTTCGCGCACTGTTAGTGCTGCCTGGCGGAGTCGCTCCTGTTCCCTAGTTGGATCTTGGTACTGAATCGATCTCCCTGCATGGGGGCCGTGCGCGATTGGTTTGTTGCTCTTCAGCGCCCGATGCACCGAGGTAATAGATACCCCCAAAGCGGCACGCATCTCGGTTATCGTATCGAACCGCTGCCCCGAGGGTAGCACAACAATACCTTCGCCCAGCCGTTTTTTAGTTTCTTCCGTGTGCTGTCTACCGGCGAACGAGCTGTAGTGGCCTGCGGCGGCAGCGGCGCGGATTTTTTCCATCCCCTCTGCGGAAATTGTGCGCGGAGCTTTAGGCTTCCCGCGTTGGGAGTCTCCGATCTTTTTGCGCACATCGTCCGATACAGTTTTCCCGTATCGATAGTGCCGCTCTCCGGCAAACCGCCCTATCATCGCCGCGCGCATCTTGGCGCGAGTCTCTGGGGATGGGTTGCGCATGGGGGCTTTCGCGTCTCGTGCCGTGTTGTAGCAATACCCCTCGCCCGCATGCGCGTGCAGCCATACGTTCTCCGCTTCCAACAGATCCTGCCCCGCGGGTACTTCCTGCACCACCACGAAGATAAAGGAGCCTGCACCATACTTACGCCAGGCTGCCTGTAGGTGCGCGCAATGATGGTCACCTTTCCGCAGCGCGTTCAGATGCCGATTACGCCGCGCGTCGAAATCGACCGCGCTCCCTACGTAGAATTTCTGGTTCTGAATATTAATTATCTTGTAGATCACATTTGCCATGGTAACCTCCTCGTAAAGTGGGTGTAGTATACCATTCCGCGGCCCTATGTCAATAGTTTGCGGTAAAAAGCCCTCCGAAGAGGGCTCTGTGTATCTAACTGCCTGATTCTATTAGCTAGAACCGTAGATTCCCAGCGGATCGCTTACACCGAAACTGTAGCGCTCGCGGGCCTTGTACCTGGCGTTCCCCGTCTCGAAATCGCCCAGCATTTCCTGCTTCACAGGAGCGCGGACGAAGTGTTTCAGGCCGTTCGGCACGTCGGTCAACAGGAACCACTGAGTGGTGTTGGTCAACCAGTGGTTGACGGTGTAGCCTTCAGGGATTGCGCTGTTGGTCAGGATCGCGTTGATGTCGCGGTCTGCGGTACCAGGACGCTCGTTTTTGGCGCCGTCCAAGAGACGAGAAGCAACAAACATCAGTGCGGGCGGCACCACCAGTTTGCGAGCCTTGGCTGCGATCAGCAGACCCTTCTCGTCAGTCCAGCTAGCCATAGCGATGATCGCGTTTTCCAGCGAGGTCTCGTTCAGGTCAGCGTGAGCCGCGGGGCGGTTCGAGTTGGTCGCACCGTTCACCAGGGGGTGATCAGTAGCCAGCAGAGCCTTGCCATCGCCATACAGGTAGGAACCAGAAGTGGCGTTGTTCAGGATGGAGGCAGCTTTCACCTGCTTGGTATAGGCCATCGCGCGGGCCAGTGCTTTGGTATAGCGAGCAGAGAGAGAATCGTACAGGTTGTCCTCTACGGCCTCTTCGGTGATCGCGAAACCCATCGCAATGGTCTCGTGAGTGTAGCGTGCCACGTAGGCTTCCTGTGCGGCATCGTAAGTGATACCAGCACCCTCGGCCTTGACTGGGGCAGCGCCGAAACCAGCGAGCTTCACTTCTTCTTCAAAGGAACGCTCAGAGGTCTCGATTTCATAGATCTCCTTGTGCTCTTCGCCATAACGGTTGTATTCCAAACCGAACAGGGCGTTGAGGCCAGGGAGCAGCTCTTTCAGTAACTGCGAACGACTAATAGCCATGAATTATCTCCTTATTGACCGGTTGGGAAGTGGTAGGCATGGGTCTGCCAGTTGTACTTCACGATGACATCTGTGTAAGTACTGCCATCGCCACTCAGCACGTCCACGATGCGGAACGGGAACGTAGCGGTTGTAGCTGCGCCGGTGCAATACGACTTGGACACGCCAGTCACCGAGTCGGCGGCAGAGTACACAAAGTTCACATTCAGGCCGACAGAAGTGTAGGTCAGGGCGGCGTCCACGCGAACCTGGAACAGCACCTCGGGATCATCCACAACTTTCGCGTAGATGTTGGTATAGCCGGTAGAATCCGCCGGCAGGTATTGGCTGTGCTGCTGTTGCTTCAGGGTCGGGTCGTTGAAACGCAGACCAACCAGCACGCCCACAGGAGTGTTGGTGCTCAGGGTGCCGGCTGCGGGAGCAGCTGCGCCCACTACCTTAGCCACGCCAGAAGCGATGGTGATCAGCGCGCCTTGGCCAAAGGCATAGGTGTTGTTGCCTGCGGTAACAGCAAACTCGCGGATGGTGCCACCCGAGAAAGCCTTGCCGCCCAGCAACTGGACAGGCTTGAGGCCATAACCAGTAGTGATTGCCATTGTGTTTTCCTCTCTTCAGTTAAATCAAAACAACGGGGGCAAGGCTTCGTTCCATTACCGACCGTTACCAAATGTGACCTTTGATTGCCGATCTTTAAACAACGGCATTCTCGGGTCATTCTCGCGATCAACCTGCGCGTCTACCGAGTCCATCTGGCCTTGGGCCTGCCTCATGTAGTAATCCTGGCGCTGATTGAACATCTCTTGCGGCATCTTGCACAGTACCAACCCACCCACTTCGATCAAACCGGAGTTCTTCGCATCGGCATCCACTGCCAGCTGCATCTCGGGGTGGTCCTCCAAACGGCAGGGGTCCCAACCTTCGCGCAGCGAACGCGACATATTCATCGGATCTTGCACGCCCATGATGGACTTGCGAATCCACTTGTACTCCCACCCTTCCTGGCGGTGCGGATCGGGCAACAGATCGGCGGGTTTCCAGGACTTCGGTCGTGTGGTCAGCTCACGGCTATCCAGATCACGAGACAAACGCTTTGTGGTTTCCATATTATTTCTCCAGTTTGGCAAGTTCAGCGGCGTACTGCTCAGGGGTAATACCCATGCGGCGCGCGACGGTGACTTGAGATTGAGTGAGGGTAATGCGGCGTGCTGCCTTGGTCGTTCTTGCGACCGGAGCAACGACAGATGCAGGCTGTTTCTGCTTAGGCGCGGTATCGCCCCATTCGTACTCGGGGAACACGGCGCGCATGCGCTTATCCAGCTTGGTGTAGTATTCTTCCGTGTCAATGGCCGGATCGATTCCGGACTTGACCAGCTTGGCATGCACACCGTAGGCGAACTGAGTCATTTCATCATCAGAACCGAACCAACGATTTTTTGCTGCCCAAGCTTTGGCGTCTGGGTCAAGCTCTGGGGCCTGTGCCTGCGACGGTTGCGGACGTTGTACCACATCTTCTTCTTGCTGTCTAGTGCTTTCTTCTTTGCGTCGTGCCGACTGCTTCGCCCAGATATCCGCTTCCTTGCGTTCCGTAGCGATCAGCGCCATCTTTTCCTGCGCGTCGGCCATCTTGTCCGCGTCGCCCAGTTCGTACGCCGCCTTATACTCGCGCTTGGCCGCTTCCATTGCCAGGTCGGATTTCTCTTTGGCCTGCGAAATGAACGCATCCTCACCCTGCACGTAACGGCTCTCCAGGGCTTTCTTCTCCGCCAGCAGGCGCTGCGCCATAGCGATCGCTTCTTCTCGCTCACGCAGGGCTGCTTCTTTGGCGCGGCGCTCGTCGTGGTGCGCGTGCTTCATCTTGGCGATACGGCGCTTCACCGCTTCGGAGTACTGCTCCATCTCCTCTTCAGTCGGCTCGGCCTCGCCTTCGGGCAGGGGCTTGCGGTTGCGGTCTTCGGGCGGTGTGTCGTCTACGACTTCAACCTCGACACCAGCACCTTCGATGTCTACTTCCAGTTCCTCGCTCGGCTTCGCGCCGGGCTTCAGGATATCGGCTTCGTTTGGCAAACTCATTTGTTTCTCCTTTAAGCTGCGCGGGAATATCCGCGAGGATCGAGCACGACTGCCTCGATTGAGTCATCGTTCACAAGGCGGAACTCTACGCCATGCAACTTGAACCTGGTGCCGGCGTAGGTGCGCATCAGCACGAAGTCGCCTTCCTTGCAGTATGGGCCGCTCGGGAAGCGCGCGGTGTCCTTGTAGCAGTCCGGACCCATCTTGATCACGAAACCGATCACGGTGGCTACTTCATCCTGCTGGATGACCGAAGAGGCTTTCAGGATGCCGCTCTCGTATTTCTCCTCGATCTTCGG